CAAAAGCTTCTTCAATGTAATCACTTACATCTAGCTCAAAATCAGTTGACCCAGAAACAGCCATTACTTGATTAATCCCATAGCCATGAGTTTACGAGGAGAAACTTGTTTAGCAGCACCGCCACCTCTCATCTTTTTGGGAGCAACTCCACCACCGCCACGCATACGCCTAGCTTGTTTAGCAGCGCCACCACCCATCATCTTTTTAGGTGCAGTCGCACCGCCACCACGCATACGTTTAGCTTGTTTTTTGGCACCTACCATTCTCGTGTCTCCTGTATCTGCGGTTTAAGATCAAATTAACGTAATCTTCTGTGTCATAATTTTGATAGTATCCCATTTTTTCCAGCTTTTGACTAGCCTCATCTAATTCTGACAGTCTTTGTATGAATACCATCGTAAAATTTGTTTGAAAAGCAAGCAGCCAAAGATCAATTTTATTGTAGGCAAACCACTCATTCATTGCCACACAAGCCGCCTCAACTTCTTCGTATGTTTGTGATGGTTCCTCTTCTAAACAGATTACAATTGAATGCTTATCGCTAAAGTTCTTGCACTGTGCTGCTATAGTTCCCCACAAATCCTGCCTGCTAACACACTCAACTATTCTTAACTTGTTTTCTTTAAAAGCTTTTTTTGCATAAGGACAAGGCGCAAACCCCAGATCTGGGTCAATTACACTTAAATCATTCATAACCCAGTCTTCAATTATCTTTAAGATTTCTTTCTTCTCTTTAATGACTTCACCCTTCTTGGCTTACCTGCTGGTTGCCCAAGCCTCTTCTTTTGCGAAACCCTACTACGTTTTTCCGCCGCTGTCATTTCTTTGGTTGTTTTGGGGGTTTTAGAGGAGACACGTTTGGAGGGGCGACAATATGGAGTTTTCCGTTTATCACCTTTGCTACGCCCACACGCTTTCCCCGTGGAAACGTCTTTCCAGTCCTCTTTGAACCATCTTTTGAGAGCCAGCCCACTTTTGGTTTTCCTTACCGCCATGCTAAAACCCTATCACCACTCTAAAAGCTTATCACTACTATTCGGATCATATTCACACATATAAGATCTAGGACAAAATTCACTTACTATCATTGATGTTCTAGTCTTGTTGGCTCCTAAATAGACACAATGCCATTCACCATTCACTTTCTTGTACTTTTCAAGCCTACACTCAACAAACTTAGTGTCTGCTCTTGCTATCATAGAAATCACCACAGCGAAAAGAACTATAACAACAACTATAACTCCACTAATCATAAAGAACTGTTTTAGGTTCTCTTCAAACTCTCTAGCTTCCTGTATTTTTTTTCGTTTCTCCGCCGCCGCAACTTCTCTAGCGGCCTGTATGCGTCTAGCCCTCTCTTCTGTGATGGATTTCCAAGTGCCGGGGCCAAAACGCAAATCAATCATTTGCGCTATTTCTCGCATTTGCTCTTGCGCTAACTTAGCGTCAATTACCTCTCTTGCAACATTTGTAACACCAAATTGATCACCTACACCAACGCCAGACTTCTTACTTCTTTTGTGCTGAACCTGTTTTTCGCCTTCAAACAGATTATCAATATATCCAGCAATATCAGAGACATCATTAGCGGTTCCAATAGCACTCTTGATGCCATCGACTGCACTTTTAAATAATGCGAATCCTGCAAGGGCAGTCGAAATTGGTTCCATTTATATCTCTACGAATATTTAGTTTCTTTTCTTTTGTTACTCATGACAATTCCACAACCTCTAGCAACATTTGGGTTACTAGAAGGCCGCTTTGCCCTTGTAACTGCCCCTCCAACTTCCATTTTTTTAGGCTTATTGCCCCAATTCTTTGCCCCAACCTTTCTGCATTTTGCAATAGCGCCTGAAGCATATGCACTTGGGAAAACCTTATAACGAGCTTTTACCTTACTATAACAAGCATCTTTAGGCATCTTAGAACTCCGCTTTGATGGTGGGCTTGAAATTTGTTTTGGGATGGAACTGCGCGAGATTGCCATCATACGTCCTTCCTGTAAATTCTTCCCACATAGGTTTTAGCATCTGGTGGTTTGCGTCTACTTTAACAGCTATGACCGCTGTATCCATTTTTAAATCTACAATAGAAGTGCCTATCCAACCAAGTAGCCCAAGCAAGGCTGTGAGGAAAACAGAGCTAGAAGCGATTGCAATACCCTTTAACATTTCCATCTCCTCCTAGCTGCACAAATACGTTTTTTTGGCGTTTTCTTGCAACTAATATTGTGCATTTTCATTTGCCCTTTTGACCGACTGCAATAAGAAGAACGGCGCTTTGCAGATTTACTCCCCTTCTTAACATCGCCCGTGACCGCTGTTTTTAACTTGCTTCCGGGGTTCTTTCTTCTATAAGCAGCAACCCCAGCCTTAGTCATTCCCGCTCCAGAACTTGTGGAGCGGAAATTCTTTTTGTTGCGTTTTGGCATGTTACTTTTTGCACGAGCCATTTTTTATCCTTACGACAAAAACACAGTCAATTCGTTGCTTGATCCTGTTATTGCAGAAACATAAACACCGTTGGTGGCGATAATCCCATCGTCAGGAATATAAACACCGTTAAAACCCGCCGGAAACTTTTGAGTTAAGAGAGTAGCCCCTCCGTTCCCATCAGTGATCGTAAACGCGCCAGCAGCCGCACCATATATAGTTATGGCACGAATGCGAGAACGAGAAGGGCCAACAGCCTGTGCGCCGCCGCTTTGCAGGACATTATAGGCGGTTACTGGACCAGCCATATTATCCTCCTACTATGCTAAGTTATTGTTCTGTTGGTACAGAATAGTGAACCGAACAAGACCTGCGTTTGTTGCGGCAGAAGCTGTTACAGTCAAACGAATGTCTGCTGTACCAGTATCCTGCCAAGCCAAGGCAGCGCCAGCTTGTGTTGTTGGGTAGACTCGACCAGCGTCTGTTCCAGATGCAAAGGTGTTCAGAATTGTGGCTGCTCCACCTACTGTGTCACCGATACTAAGGTTAGTAGAAGCATTTGCGGCTGTAATGATGTCAATCACACAGTCAATAATCTGAGAGTTTGCAGGAATAACAACATCAGTAACTACAGCAGCTAAAGCACCGCCTGATAAATCTGCTGAAAAAGTTTGAGCCATAACAACTTGACCAACATTTGCAATGTCAGTTCCAACTGTTGTGCCTGTTGTATTCTTGATGGTTCCGGCCTTAATAGGACCAGAAAAAGTAGTAGTAGCCATTATGATCTCCTGTCGTGGCTAGTGTCAGTCCCACACTGAGACTGTCAGGGTAAATATACTATACAACAAAAAAAGGCGGCTGTTAAGCCGCCCTTTCCGTATAATTGTTCGCTTATGCGCCCGGTGAACCGAACACTGCGCGAGGGTCACTAAAGCCGAAGCTGTAACGCTCACGAGCTTTAAACCGCATGTTACCTGAATCAAAGTCAGCTTCCATGTTGGTTGAAAGCGGAGTCCGCTCAAAGTGCTTAAAGCCATTCGGAGCATCAGTCTTAATGAAGAACGCATCTGGATCTGTCAGGAAGTGGTTAATTGTGTAACCCTCCGGCAACATACCCATGTTCTTCATTGCGTTTACATCGTTGTCGGCTGTACCAACGCGGAGTGTAGACTCAAGAAGACGGTCAGCAACAAACTGAAGCTGTGGTGGAACAAACAATTTCATGCCACGAAGAGCAATGATCATGTTCCGCTCATCAACGAATGTTGAGATGTCAATTAAGGCATTCTCAAGTGAAGTTTCGTTGAGGTCAGCAGCGGTTGATGGCTCGTTGCGGAAAGTTCCGCCACCTGCAAGTGGGTGAACAGCAGAACAAAGCTCAACGCCATCACCGCCAGTAAAGTTGGCGTTAAATGCGTTGTTCAGTGTTGCAGCAGCTTTAACCTGCTTTGTATGAGCCATTGAACGTGCGAGTGCGCGAGTGTAACGTGCGCCCAGACGATCATACAGGTTGTCTTCCATAGCTTCCTCAGTTAACGCAAACGCAAGAGCGATTGTCTCATGCGAATAACGTGCTGTGTAAGCTTCTGAGGCGTTGTCGAAATTGACTCCAGCGCCTTCTGCTTTGGTTTGTGCATTTCCAAAACCAACGAGCATTACCTCTTCTTCAAATGCACGATCTGAAGATTCGGTGTCGTAGATTTCAGCATGCTCGGCTTCGTAACGATCATATTCCATTCCGAATAGAGCGTTAAGGCCGGGTTCTAGCTCTTTCGCTAGTTGAGCGCGAGAAATAGCCATCAGTCAGCCTCCTTATGCCAAGCCAGTAGTGCCAGCACTAAACAAATGGTTGTTGATAACAACAATTACATTTGTATTAGCAGAGCCAACATCACTGTTCTCTGGGTCAGTGGAAATGTCGATAGCCTTGAGAGGCAAGCCAGCGGTAGTCGCGCCAGTTGTCACATCAATCTCTGTGCGAGATGTGCCAGAAGCAGTGCTTCCAGCAGTAGCATCAACAATATCGAAATTACCAAACAGATCCGCTACAGGGAATGCGGCATCAGCTTGAATTTCGTAGACAGCATGAGGTGCGTCAATAACGGAAGCTTCAATGTCAGCAGCATTTGTAGAGGCTGGGTAAAAATTGGAAAAAGTTTCTTTTCCAGTAGTTGGATCAGTGTAGCGGCATCCGTTGAAAACACCCAAAACAAGATCCGTATTGCCAGCCGCGATACGCTCAATACCACCACCAGTGACAGCTTTCACGATGTCACCTTGGAAGATTGAAGTACCATAGTTAGCCGCAATGCGGTATTTGTTCTGCATGCCAATCAGATCGGAGCCATTACCTGAACGCGAAAGGCGTAGGCCAAAAGCGGCATCTTGATTAGCCATCTTTTTATCTCCTAATTGTCAGCTACCCCTTTGGGTCCACCAAAGGACACAGAGGAGCTACGTTGTGGTTTTAGCTTTGGCATCGCAGCATTGGACTCTCTCATCCAATCACGATCCACAGCCTCCATTTGGTTTTGCGTTGTATTCTGATAGTGAGAATTACGCTGATCCGCGATTTCTTCTGGTATTCTGGCTAGAACCAGACCACCAACGCCAATCACGCCTGCATTTTTTCCCTCATCAATGACGGGGGCATCAAACTCAGGGTGGTCTTCTGCTTTCACAAGCTCCCATCCTTCACGGCGGCGTTTGTGAACATTGTTACGATCATCGTATTCCATAACAGATTCACGAATCCACCTATGCTTGTAACCAATAGGTGCTTCTGGAGCTTCAAGGGCTGAAGGCGGTTTCCAATCGGCAACTCTCGCTTGTTGTTCACGGGTTTGCGACTCCCGGTTTGTGCGATCAGACATTACGCTTGCTTCCTTTCCAGTTTAGCAACCTCTTTGGCATACCGCTCAAGAGGAATTTTCATTTTTTTGGCAAAAGCCACTTGTCCCGGCGTTAATTCCACCGTCTTCTTCCGCCCACTTTTGGTAGCTGACCGTCCACTGGACGCAGGAGTAACTGCTTGGGCGTTTTGCCGTTGCTCCTGAAACTTGTGAGGAAATTCTTTGCGAATACGGCGATCAATTTCCTGATAATATTCATCTGGGTTTTCACTAGGATTAAACCCTTCATTAACAACAATTTGTTCATGTATAACTTTTGCGCCAACAGTCATAATAGCGTCACCGTTATCACCAAACCAAGGATTTTTCTCCATCCAGCTTGTAAGCCTTTGATCAGGTCGTCTTGGCTGTTGTTGAACTTGCTGTTGCGGCTGTTGAGCAACCTGCTCTTGTTGAACAGCTTGACGCTCTGACCGCGCCCTTTGTATTCTTAAACGCTCTTTGTCTATAGCAAGCTGTGACATTGTTGATTGCGCTTCAGCAACCTTGTCCATGTCTCCTGCGTCAAAGGCATCTTTCATAACTTTTTTGACAGCAAGCTCTTGGCTTTCAACACGAGATCCATACTCGTTTATGTAGCCCTTATCTAAATCAGAGAGCTTTTTCTTCATCTCTTCATTTTGTTGCTGGACTTGCTGTGCATATGTATAAGCAGCCTCGGCCTCTTCAATGGCCTGCTTTCTTTTAGCAGTTAGCTGATTAATTCTTTTCTGGACATTATCGCTGTAATTTTCAAGCTCTGAGTCTTCAGCGCCGTCATCAGATTCCCGTACAATTGTTCGGGTTTCTTCATTTTTTTCGGAAACAGAAACTTCTTCAGATGCCAGATTATTGTCATCATCAAAATCAAAAGATACGCTCTCTTCGATTTCTGTTTTTTCAGCTTCTTGATTTTCATTCATATCCATGTCTCCCACTATACATAAGAAATATCGGCTGGGTCAAGTATTGTAGCAATAACATTATCATCATTGATAAGTCTTACCTCTAAACCGTCAACTTTAAACCTATTTCCAGCATATCTTCCCATTAATACCCATGATTTCTCACCACACCAAGGCCCAGACGGGAACTTGTTTGCGTCCAAATAGGCATCAGGACCAACTTTAACAACGTAAGCTGCAACTGTTGCAAAGCTTTCGCGTTCACGAACAGAGTCTGGAATAATAATTCCACCAGCAGACTTCTTTTTCATGTAATAGGGGATCACAAGAAGGCGATAACCGACAGGTTGCGGTAATCTATCTATCGCAGACACATCCATCTGCGAAGGATCTTCTGTATTCTTTTGATTTGGGTCTTCTAAATTTTCAAACCCTTTTGATATTGCCGTTGGTACCGGACTGGACTCAACGCTCTTTGCCATCCTCTCAGGGACGAATAGTTTTTTAGCCATCTTCTAGCTCTATACCTTTCATCGCGGATTTGATCAAATCTTCAGAGTAGGTTAATCCGCGTATTTGCCCTACTATGAATCGGTAGTCATTCCAATCTCCTACCGAGCCATCAGCCAGTCGCTGAGTAAAATCAGCCTTTTGCTGGCGTATGTCCTTCAACATGTATTCCGCTAATTGTATAGCGTCCATTATTTCTTACCAAAAAACTTTGTTGCCGCTCTTGTTCCGAAGCTTGCGCTTACGATAATTCCAAGCGTGTATCTGTAATATTCCGGCATGGCATTCAATGCTGTGAACCCATCCGTTACTATCTGTCTACCCCATTCTCCGCAAAATGCCAAGATCAATGGGACAGAAAACAAAATTGTAAGCCACTCGTCTTTCCAGCTATTTGCAGATGCGTCAGCCATTTTAAGATCCCAGTCGATCTCTCCCGTGGCTTTTTTCTCCATAATAACAGCTTCAGCCTTGGCTTTCGCAACCTTTGCGCCTGCCTCCGCTTTCTTAGTCTCAACCTTACCCTCAAGCCAGGTTGATGCAAGGTTTCCTAGTGGTCCTATAAGAGCCTGTATCATTCTATGATCCTCACAATATAGTTTGTGCCATCTGTGTTCTTTGATACCTCAACTGTCTTATTTTCACAAGAATACCGCACAGAAGTGGACTTTTTGTATAGATTACGCTCAATGGTGCGCTTGGCTTTCAGACATTTAGAAATCTTCTCATAAGCGGTATGCTCTGAAACATCTCCGCTCATATATAAAATCAACGTCATAGTCTTAATTATGATTGGTTCCATTACGCATCTTCTCTATTTGGCTTTCTATGTTTGTAATTCTTTTTTCATAAAAATCTAACGTCAGCTTTTGCTGCTGGTCATGCGGAGCGCGACCTTCATCTATCTGTTCTTGAAGCTTCCCAAGTTGCTCTGCTAAATGTTCAATCAACATATACTGTTCACTGTCGGCTGGCAGAACACCCATATCACCTCTAGGCCATTTTATGCGAAACTCTGTGTTTTGTCCTAAGTCAGCCT